CCAGCAGTTGGTGTACTAAATGTTGCATCAGCTGCATCAAATACCCCTGATGTTACAGTTTTACTAGCTAATGCTACCGGTGTACCAAGTACTCCAGATAAATCATTATAGAAATCATGCGCTACATTATATGTATAAGTGCCAGTATCTACTAAAGCTACTTTAATAGTATCATCAACTAAATCAATCTCTCCCTTTAAAAATGATTCTTTTGCTTTTGGATAAATTGCGTTTGCCATATCCCCTCCTATGGTAATTTCATGGTTATATTAACCAATTTATTAACTTCATCTTGTTTAGCAAAGCTAGCTAATAGTAACTGAGCCGTTGCTAATGCTTGTGCTCCTCTTTGCATATCATTCATATGCATAGACCAGAATAACGCACATACATATGTAATTAAAGCCATTGGATAGTTTTTAGTTATTGTATTTCTATCCCCATCAGCTTGTAATTCTGCTGGAAATAAGCCTAACATTAATCTTATCTTATTATCTTGTTCACTACTTCCTGGCCTAGGATATACGTGAAATGTATTACCTACTCTATAACCTAATCTAGGTATACCTGTATAATCTGCTCTACTAGCATTGCCAGTAGAATAATTATGTCCAAATGTAATAGTATCACTTGAATAGTTAAAACTTGGTCTACCCATTCCACCTATTATTTGACTTCCTTCATCAAATTCTATAGGACTACGAATATCTATGGGGTAGTAAACTTCATCAGTAGAACTTACATCTATATAATAAGCATCTAATATTACTTTAACTCTAGTAGGTAAGTTATATTCATCTGTTTTAGCACTAACTTCACCACTAGATATAGTATGTGTATATACAGATTCATCATATACTGACTGCACCGTATTACCCATTAATTCTACAGCTACATTAATTAAGTCTTTTATAACGTCATCTATACCACTGAAGTTTCTACCTATGATACTTTTAACTTTAGTAACAACATTACTTCTATCATAATTAAACTCACTTCTTGCCATACTTTAACTCCTGTAATGATTCATACATTGATTCTACTTTATCTTCTAATTTTTCCATTTGTTTTTCTGCCATGTCTAATCTCATATTCTGTTCTGCGTCATCAGGTAATGCACCTAGTTCCCCCCTAGGCCATTTAATTCTAAATTCTGAGTTCATACTTTGTTGTATCTTACCCAGTTCTTGTTCATGTTCTAAAAAAGTTATTCTCTCTGTTAATCCAAAATAACCCCACACTGCTATAGCAACTGCTGCCATTATCTGCAGAAACCACCTAAGGTTAATCTGCATGCCAGTATTGTCGTTTATCTGCCCTTTGGTCTCCTCCATTTTTTTCCACCCAATCTTGACCTACCTTTTCACCATCCGGAACGGTATGCCAGGATTTATTTCTTACTTCTTCTTGTACATCTCTTGATTGTAAATTATATGCACTTAGTTCACCTATATTCATATACTTAGTTTCAAATTGTAATTGTCCTTTAATTCTTTGAAACAGTACATAACCTTTATAACTAAAGACACTTAATTTACCAGTAAAACCAGCTCTAGACATATCTGATAACTTAGTAACAATTAATTGATACCATGAATTATCTTGTTCAGTCCATGCATTAATAAACCGCATTAACTCAGAATTTTCTTCTGCTAGCATATATAACAACTCTACTTCAACATTTGTTTCAGTTGTTACATTAAATGTAGGTCCAGAGGACAAGACCCTTACAATCTTGCCCTCTTTATCCAATGGGTTAAAGTGTATTCTATTCAAATGCACTCTATACCACATATTTTAGGCAACTCCATTACTATCTGGGATTACTTCATAATAAACTACGTAATACCCATCACCAGCTGTAGTACCTCCAGCACCTTGAGTTTTTCTTTCAAAGTGTAAGATATCAGTATCAGCTACAAAGAACGGAGTTAAATCCGCTTCTATTGTAACACCAGCTGCTGTAGTGTTTGGAACTGTTAATGTTACTTTTTCAGCTCTAGATACGCTTCCTACTGTATCAGTATAGTCTAAAGCGACTACTGGTGCAGTAGATGTTGCAACTACAGCTGTTTGTACTATAAATTCAAATCTATGAACTACTATAGGATGATTAACTTTCCAAGTAAAATCATCAGCAGTTGACCCATCAAGGTCAGCTGAGACTGGAATTATAGCAAATTGTATCTTACTGTTAAACGCCATTGTTAATTACCTCCTATAACTAGTCATTTGAATGTATTCTTACCATATGGTATTCACTGTCAGTTGAATTAGTCCAAACTTTTTTGAACCCTGTCAATGCGTTCCATGCGATACCAGTGAATCTATTGAAATCCCAAGATTCTACCATAGTAGCTTCTGGCTCTACTAAAGCCTCAACTACTGGTTCAAATCCTAAGATAATACCTTCACCATTGTGTGCTGACCCACCTATTGTGTTGGAAAGAACGTTGTTCTCTTCAACAAATCTCATACCAAAGTAAGAACCGAGTTCTCCATTGATAAGAGTTGCTGGTTGGTCATATTTATGAATGTCTATGATGCCTCCTGTTGTAGAGTCTTCAAACATCTTAGCCATTGCAAATGCTGATAGTACAGCTAAATAACTGTTACCATCCCATTTTGGTACATTATCAGTTTTTAAATTTCTAATAATGTCTCTGATGTGAGCAGAACCTAAAGCTGCACCTGCACCTGTTGATACTGTTCCATCTTTATCCAATGTTCCAGCTGATGAGCTGGTTGGAGTATAGAATACATCAGAAGTTTGGAATTCAGTTCCAGCTACCTGGTCCATAGATTCCGCAACGTTCATAGCTAGAATTTTCTTGAGTGTTTCATCAACACTGTATTCTGCTAGAGTCTGCGATTTCTTGGTATAAGATACACCGTTACCATATTCCGCTACTGTTGCCTGTACATAACCTACATTTGGTTTATTCATTGGCAAACTTTGAAGCTCAGAAATAGTACTTGTTGCTTTTGTAAGCTTTTGATACTTTTCAATCTCCACTGTTGAACCTTTGTGTCTTCCAAACGCCTTAATAGGTTTTGCCAGGTTTCTAAATTGCATCATGTTACCTGCTTGAAATCTGATATCACTGTCCATCTTTAATTTGGCAAGTCTATCACTCTCATTTAAATAACTTATTGCTCCTTGTGGCATAATTACCTACCTCCTAATTTAATTTATTTTTGTTTCTTGTTATTGTAGTCTGTTCTTTGAATCTCTGCTCAAGGAATTTGAAATAATCGTCATTATCCCCAAGTGGAGAATCATTCTCAGGCTCCAATTTATTTTGTGAATCAACAGTATTTCTACCGCTGGTTTCCATGTTCCCTTGTGGTGGAACTTCCTTATTATCTGTTGCTTTAGTCTCTTCTTGTTCTTGTGTACCCTTGACACCTTTGAATTTATTTAGTGCATATTCAAAGCGTTCCTCAACTCCAAGACTTTTATCACTTGCAAGAAGTAAAGCATCAAATACTTCACGGTCTCCTTCAACTAAACCTTTAGTATGCTCTGCATACAGTCTATCTGCTTTAACCATGTTTGATGTATATGTAGCATATTCCTCATTGGAAAGCTCATTTACATTCTTACCTCCAGGTAACAACTGTTCAGTTGCATCTTTTGGTTTAATTTGAATTCTAGCATCTTCTTCTAGTGTTTCTGTGCTATTGTTCTGTTCTTGTTCTGACATTGTTCAAAACCTCCATTAATTGTTCTGGTGACTGCTGTTCTTGACCTGGTGTAGGTCCAGCTTCTCCACCCGTTGGCATTGCACCAGGCACACCTTGATTTGCTAGAGCATCCATATTAATTAAGTCTCCAGGATTCTCATCAAATGATTCAAATATCCTTTGAACAAATTTAACTGGGTCTAGCGCCTGTGCAACTTGAGGCATATTGCCAATTACATTTATGATTTGCATCAATTTATTGAAATTGGTCATCTTTAATACCTTGCCAGATATACCCCTAACTGTTAAAGTAGCATCTTTAATAGCTTCTATACGCTCATTAAAGCTCATTACTTTCAGTATATTTAAAGCTTCAGTATCTTCCAGGGTATTAGCATAATCAAAATGAGATTCATCATTCATATAGATTAACTCTGTATGAAGTAACAATTCAAGAGTAGGTTCTATTATTCCTCTCTCTATCTCATTTGCTATATCCGCAAAAAAGGCATTAGTTTCTTGACTCTTTTGAGATATCTCTGAAGCAGTTGGTCTTCCTTTTTGTGTAGGCTGTCCTTGGAAAAACTCGTTTTGGAACGACCTATTCTGGATAAGCCTGTCTAGTACAAATAGGAGATTAGTGGCGTTTGGATTCACCGCATTGTTATACACTTGATTGATGGTTCCCGTTGAAGTGACTGGATACAGTCTACCTGGTACTACTGAGCCAAATAAGTGTGCTTTACCGGTTTCTATATTATTAGTAACTACTTCATACACTCCCAGTGTATTTAGCGTAAAGGCATCAAGTAACAGGTTCATTGATTCAACATAAGAACTTAACAAAGACCTCAGCTTTGTTATGTATCCTCTGCCATATCTACCCTTAAGTACTTTCATAGGAAATCCTACTACATAAGGGAACTGACCTTTTGGTAAAATATTTTTACCGTAATAGACGACATGCTCTTTATTGGCAACAATAAAGTGAACATTCTCATCTAGTATTTTTCCTTGTTCATTTGTCATGATTCTACTATAAACATAATCTAGTTTAACAGTAGGTCTATACAACCCTTGGTCAGGGTCTTTTTGTCTATGCAGATTTCTCATGACTTTCTCTGCATTCTTCCATTTATTGACTTGGGCCATATTTATAAAGTCACCCATATCAACTTCTTTAACTTCTATAATATACTGGTCACCATTAGGGTCTAGTCTTATACCAAATGGGTCACAGTGTTTAATTTCTGTTTTACCTACAATCTCATCTGTAGTCCCGTAATCTTCTTTTTCAGGATTATAGGTAGGATAAGTTTCTAATTTATAATTATAACTTACCTTTGTAATATAAGGAGATGTTAATAAACTCATCTTTAGTGCATCCCCAAATACAGCTGGAAACTTATTAGTTTTTAATACAGCTTCTACTAGACTGCTTAATCCGGAAGCTATAGCTTGATTGGGATGTTCTATAGTAAAGTATTTATTATCACTAGACATTAGTATTCTAACAAAAAAGTTACTAAGTCTTACTACTAAGTTATCCACAATAGGGTCTTTAATCTTAGTTTGCCAACTTAGCTTATTGTCAAAATCATACTCATCCATATAGAATCTCATGTTTTCATTCCAATCTTTACGAGTACCAACAAAACCATCTTCAGCTTCTTTGCTGATATAGTTATAATATCTTAATATATCTTGCTCTTTCATTGTAACGTTCTACGCTCCTCACCCAGTCTTATGTTATAATAACTAGGTTCTTTTGGTTCATCTATACCACTAGAGTGTAACCTCTTGGATACATAAAAGCAACCTAGTTTAAATGCATCTGATACATGTTCAAAATAGTTATCTTTTCTTGGTACACCTGTTTCTTCATGTCTGGTATACGCTGCTAAAGTCTGTATTAATAATGAGCAGTAATGACTATCAAACCGTAGCATGGGTTCTCCTTTAGTAAATTTTTTTAGTTCTTCATTTATTTGATTATAACTAGCTTCTTTCTTTACATATATAGTTTCCACACTTCTTAAACCCTTATTCCTAAATACATCAATAGCACTATGAGGAGATACATCATATTTTCTATTAGCATCATGTGGGAGTATATCCATCGTTTCAACAACTCCAGGTAATATTTCAGCACAGTATCCGTCCACCTCGTCTATAAAATCTGTTAATTGAGTATTATGTCCCATGATACTAAACAAGACATTCTTTCTATTAAACTTATCTATTTGAAAACCTACACAAGCAGGTCTTACAAATCCCATATCCCAACTTCTCCATAAAGTTCTAAGAGGGTCATACTGTTCTACTAAATCATCAACTATATGTTGTTCACAGAAATCAGGATAAACTAATGCTCCCTTAGGTTGTAGCTGGAACTTACCACCTTCACTAAATCTCCAATGCATTGCAGACTCAGTAAATCTTTTCTTATATCTTTCTATAGTATCTTTTTCCAAAGACAGATTATCATATACATCTATAAAATGAAATGAGGTATCTTCATCTTCATCATTTCTACCATAGATATCTTGTACTATATAATTACTCATAGTATCTTCAACAATAAAACTCATAGCCATCTTACCAGATTTTCTAAGCAATCTAGCTAGAATCTCATCATGCATATTCTGTGGTGGACATTCGTCAAACCAACAGAAATCAATACCAGAAGCTTGTAAGTTCTGTGTTTTCATTTCAGCTGATTTAAATTCTAACAATGTACCATCCCAGAATTTTACAAAATCTAAACATCTATTCTTACCCCACGCAACCTTACCACCACGTTTCTCAATAGATTCAATAGAGGGCAATAATCCAATATCACTTGAAGTATCTGTACTGAACAGGTGAACTTGACTAGAAGTTCTTTGTATGTCAAACGAGGGACTAAATGCCCAAATGATTCTATCTCCATACTTTGGTTTAACTATATCATAATTAGGGTTCCAACCTATTACATTGTAAGCTGTCTTAGCAGCACAAGCATAAGACTTACCACTACTATTATTACCATGTACATACACACTAAAACAATTATCGTTAAGAATAGACTCTTGTGCAGGATATGGCTTAAAAAAGAAAATATTCCCATACCAGTATCTTAACTCCTCTATTACCTTTTTATCAAATTGTTGGAATTCTTCAGCTGTCATACTATGGATTTTTCTCCATAGTGCCAACATCTTCTCATCCTTCCACCACCAATCTCTGTTCATAATAATATCAACCACACCAGAACCAGGCCCCAGAAATAGAAACTAAACTCTATCCAGGCCTTGCTCTGTAATGTAGCCCTTGCACTGGCTAGCAATCTCTTGCATTCCGCCTCAAGGTCATTTCTTAAAAAACTCCCACGCTTGCTCATGTACCCATATACACGTCTTATAAGCTTGTTTTTGCTTAGCAAGACATCTTAAATCATCCTCCGTTATACTATCTTTTATATTACATTCTGGTACAGGTGGACACTCAGGTCCGCTATACATATTAGTATCTTCTACCGCAGTCCAGAATTTCCATGCTGAACAGCCACTAAGGCTTATTAAGATAATCCCTGATATTACTAATTTTTTCACCTATCTTAGTTAATGCCTCTCTTTCTAATTTTCTTTTGTGTAATTTAAATGATTCTAGTTTTAACTCATTTGCTACTTTAATCTTTTTCTGTAGTTTTAATTTACCCATGAGTCCTAGTAAAAAATCTATTAATTTTATCCATCCAAACATAGATAATCCTCCTATCTATATACTCGTCTCTTGGACTTAGATTGTTTTTTCTTTTGTCTTTTCTGTGCTTTATTAGCTGCTTTAATCCCTGCTTTTGTATAAGGATACTCTTTCTTCCCTACTTTTGGCATTACTTCTTCTTACCTTTTTTTGTTTTTTTACGTGTAAGCTTCTTTTTAACTGCTGCAATAACCTTTTTAGCAGTTTTTGTAGTTTTTTTAATAACTGAATCTTTAGATTTCTTCTTAGTAGTATCCTGTTTCTTTATTCTTGTAGTATTGTTATCTTTTCGTGAAACAGCACTACCTTTTCCTTTAGGCCCTTTTGTTCTTTTCTTACCTAATCCACCTTTTTTACCTACTGTACCACCTCTTTTAACCTTTACAGCAGCTTTTACAGCTGACATTAGTGGTGCTCTAAATTTATAAGCAGCAGCAGCCGCTCCTACAGGTGCAAGAGATATAACCGCTTCACCTAATGTAAGTGCAGCTCTTCTCCCAGCTCCAGGCTTTCTTATTGAGTCTAAGCCTCCCTTTGTTCCGTAAGCTTGCTTTAGAATACTATGTTTCTTTTTAGCACTTGCTAGTCTTTTGTCTTTAGTACCTTTAGTACCTTTAGCACTCACTTTTTCGTAATTTGCCGTAACAGGTGTAAGGTTATCTACTATACTACCTTTCTTATCCTGAGTCTTCTTCTTCTTCTTCTTTGACATTGTACTTTTTACTATTTTCTTAGATACACCAAATGGGCTCAATGTCGGGTTTTTTCTTCTAGCCATTATTAGTCCTCCTTTTTCTAGTTTTTCTAGGCTTTGTTATTTCTCGTTTTAACTGTTTATCAGGCACAGCTAAAGCCGGAGGAGCTTCTACCCATATAGGGGTGTATCTACCTCCAGTTTTATTTAATTCTTTTATCATATCAGGAGCTTGTTTTAAAGGTGTACTACCTAGTTTATTGGACTTTGTCATTCTCATCCTCCCAAGCTACATTAGCTAAACTAGCTATCGTATCTACAACTTCTTGTTGTGTATCCTGTTTTGTATAGTGTATCATGCTCGCCTTAAGTTGGTCTTTTAATACAGTGGTCTTTAACCTTAATAACTGTAATATAGAGGACTTATCATTAGACTTTTCAGCTATCTTTATTCTTTTTTCTAGGTCTACAAGAGTCTCTTCATATCTATCAAATATCTTGTTTTGAAAAACCGGGTCTTGAAAGTTCTTTATTTGAATTTCTAACTTAGATACAAAGGCATGATATTGTGGAGTGTCTTTGACACTCTCTAATATGTTTTTTACTGTCTTATGATTTATACCCAATTCTTTAGCTGTGGCTCTTTGACTCCATGCATAGTTATAGCATGTCTCCAAGAAGGCCACTATCTTGTTTTCATACAGGGGTATGTCAGGGAATAGATTCATTAAAGTTTTATTCATTCTCTCTCCTTATTATCTTGATATGGTACTTGTCTTTTACCTTCTCTATGTCTTCGTTCTCTATACTTGCCAATAGTTTTCCATATAAGTTTATATAAGTCAACTGTTTCTTCAGATTCTAATGCTTTTAACAGAGAATCATGGAGAATATCATCACAGTCTTGTATAGAGAAGCCATATCTAGTAGCATGTTTTATACAATAATGTCTTAATTTGTTATATTCTTTAGTAGATATGTTCATAACCAGTTATTTCCTGTTCTCTAGTTATGCAAACGCTAACGCGTTTGCTATCCATATCCCTGTTTAAACTACGTAGTATTAACTAGTACCCGTATATACAGTATAATAGCTGAGAAACCTGTTTGTCAAGGGGTAATTTACAATTATTTACAAAATATTAACAAAAATATACAGTACTACTGGGTATAACTAGTCCGGTTTTACAAGTACCCGTAACTATTACATTATTTATTACCTAAATCTAGTATATTCTACGGGGTCTTACTGGGTATTTATGGGCACTAGTATAAATTCTGGTCAATATTTATATATATATAGGAGGGCTATGGCATGTCCAGGGGGGCTCCGCAGCAAGCTGCTCCGCCAAGAGGCCCGCAACCCCTTTTTTGGGCCACAAGTCCGGGCCCGAGTTTAAATATTCAAGTACTCGCTTCGCTCGTTAAAAATCTGCTCGTTAATAGATGTGCCTATGTTTATCATAGAGTATAAATTCTAGGAGGCGCACATGCCTAAACAAAAAGACACATTTGAAATAGTTGGAGTTGCATACAAAAAAGATGCAACAAACTATTCACATATTGTATTAATGACCATAAATGGGAAACAACTTAAATGTTACATCTCAAATAAGGTCACTAAGGGCAAAACACACTACAATATATATGCCCCAAAAGAAGTAGGTGCAGACGAATTCACAGACTTCAACATACTAAAATACACACCAGCAGATACAAACCCTAAAACATCTGCTAAAACCTCCTAAAAGAAGTAAGTGGACTCCAGCCCCCCCACCCCCCGGCTGGAGTCCTGTCCTCAGGCTTTTTTGTAGCTTTGCTCTTGTTTGCCTTTCTTAGGTTTGCAAGAGATTAATCCCCTCACATAAGCCAGGGTTACAGGCAAGGAGAATAGGTTATGCGACTAGAACAAACACATCAAGGCAACACAAGTAATGTATTCTATAAAGTAGACATTACAAATGTAAAACTTGATAACAAGTTCATGCCAGATGAAAATGAGTGGAAAGAATATCCAAATGAACTTGGTGTACTACTACAGAAGAAGATACAAACAAACAAAGTAGTAGGACAACAAGACTTATGGATATCCGAACCAGAATTCTCAGCATGGGTTCCACCATGTAGCTTTATAAGTAGCATCATAGATGATACATCAAAGCTCATACACCAAGAAACTATGGGAAATCCAAAAAGACCAGGTTTCAAACTAAGTTCAAGAGAACTCGCTGAAAATCCAGAGTTACACTTCAACCTATCAGACACCAACTTTGAATGGTTAGTATATGAAGATGGTGACATTGAAACTGATAGAACATTAAAAATACCAGGCATCAACAACCTGAACATATCAGGTTGGGTAGCACATCCTGAATATGAAACTAACCTGTTACACGAAATAGAAGCTGGAACAGGCGTATCAGGATTAGCCACAGGTATTGATAGCTCATCATTGAATTCAATCAGATTCTGCATGAACAAATACATTGGTCAATTAGCACAGACCAGGAATGGCGGACATGATAGACATGAATTCAATGTAGTATCATTTCACGCTCAACTAACAAATGAAATCAATCAAGCAATTGATAGATTCAATTCATTAGATTCAAGCACTCAAAATCAAGATACAAGCTCAACAATATCCAGCTTGTATAACCTAAGATAACCTTGAATCAAAATCCCTGTAACAACAACACGTTACAGGGATTCACTAAAATAAAACACCAAGTGCTATTGTATTAAGAAGATAGCTTTGATAGGAGGACACAATGAATGTATCTGATACACAAATAAAAAAACTAGTCACTAAATATTCTCATGAATACTTAGCAACTCTATTATTTGAAACACTTCATGTCAATGAACTAACTACTATTGATGATAAAAGATACAACACATTAAAAGAAGCATGTATCAAAGGATACATGAGCTTAACTAAGAAACAATTAATCACTATACTATGGAACAATGACATGAGATTAGACTTAGAAGGAGGAGACATATGAATAATTGGTACTGTAAACAAAACCACATGGATAAAATCAATGCTTATTGTCTCATGATAATGAGTCTATTCATAGGTATTATATTAGGCATGAACGTATACATGTTACTGGAGGTAATTAAATAATGTGTAAAATATATACACCATTAACAGATGAACCATTAGAAGAATGGGAACCTGATGACGAGGAAGATGAAGACTGGGAGATTGAAGAAGAAGAAGAGGAGGACATAACCCATGGACATATCCAAAGAAATTGCCATTGACTTGGTGAAACTACAACAAATAGCTGGACTAGAATCTACACGAGTACCTGTACTAGTAGGTAAAACAAGTTCCGGCAAAACATACTGGATTCAAAATGAATTAAGTAAGATTATAAATCTACCAGTAGTAAAGATACTACTACAACATGAACAAGCTGATGAGATACTAGGCTATCCAAGATACATAGAAGAAACAAAAGCATTAAGTTATCTTAAACCAGCATGGTGGACAGATAAACCTAGCATATTTTTCTTTGATGAATTAGATAAAGCCAAAGAAGATTTACATGCTAGTATACTTACACTATTAAGAGAAGGCACATTAAGAGGAAGACACCTGCCTAAAGGCAGTGTCATTATATGTGCTATGAACGAGGACCAGGGATTATCAGACCCACTCAAAGCTAGATGTGCATTCTTACCATTTGAATATAACACTAGAGATATACAAGATACAAAGCTCAGCAATATAGCTGAACATTTATCTTCAGCTTTCAATCTAACTCCTGAACTACCAGACCAGGTAGAGACCATGGAAACTATACATTTCTTAGAACATTATCAAACAATAAACCCCAATCTATTACAAGATATACCTAAGCTAAGAGCATTAGTCTTTGGATTATTCCCAGAGAAATATCAAATACCTATACTAGATATGTTATCTAATCTAAAAGAG